TTAGTAATATTTATCAGTAGTTTTAGCTATTCTTTTTTTAGTTTCAGTGCTTAAATGTCCATATTTATTTACTGTAGTGCTATAACTTTTGTGTCCGATTATTGAACTAATATAATATAACTCTAGACCTTCTGACATCATGGTTGTTACAAAAGTATGTCTTAAATCATACATTCTAATTCTTTTTACTTTAGCTTTATCGCAATAATAATTAAAATTATTTCTTAAAGCAGTATCAGAATATGGTTTTTTAGTAGAGTGATTTAAAAATATTAAAGTTTGATCATTTATATCATAATCGCATTCATTTATTAAAAAAAATTTATAATCTAAAATGCCGTTTATTAGTTTTTCTGATATATCAACAATTCTTTCTGATTCATAAGTTTTTGTGTTCGAAACAAATTCATCAGATGTTTTATCATAATTTATTGAATGTTTAATATTTAATGTACCAGTTGTAATATCAAGATTTCCAAAACTTAAAGCTCGTGTCTCTCCGACACGATCACCAATCGCGAAACCTATAAGAGCAAGAGTTTTTATTTGATATGCTTTCTTTTTAATGTTTAAATCATCAGAATTTAAATCTATTTCTAAAGTATCAAAAAAATCTTTAATCTCTGATGGAATCCAATATTTCATTTCAGCATTATTAACTTTATAATCTTTCACTTTCGCTAATGGATTAAATATTAAATTTTCTTCATCGACACACCAGTTAAAAAATGCTTTTAATTCTTTTATCATATGATTTTTTTGTTTTAATGAACACTCTGCATCATCTATAAATTTTGCCCAAAATGTTTTGTCGGTTTTTGATAAAGACTTTGTAATTTGATTTTTTAAATATCTTTCATATAATTTAGTTTTCCTGTTAATAGAATTATAAGCTAATTTTTTTATGTATTTGCAGTCAGAAATATATTGTTCCCATAAAATGTCAAAAGTTTCTTTGTGTATTGCTTCTAATCCTTTTTGTTGTTTTAATTTTGGGTTATCTCGTATTTTACATGCTTCATCTATAGAATAGATTTTTTTGCCATCAATACTGCTAATACTGGTTTTAACCGGTTTACTTATCATTATTAAATAATTTTTATTTTTTTTATGTCTATATATATTTTGATATCTTGTTTTTTCATAAACTTTTAAATTCATTTTGACCTCCTATTATTTACAATTAAATTGATTTGTTATATAATAAGAGCATAGAAAAATCCTATTGTCGTAGAGATATTTTCTATAGGAGTTTCAATGCTCCGACCTCTATTCTGTTAGCCGCAGGGTAGAGGATTTTTTATTTTGATTCTTTATTGGAATAAATAATTTTTTGTAAATCTTTTGCAATAAAATCACCAATATTTATTTTAAAATAATCTGATATATTTAGCGCCCACTCCAAAGTGATTTTTCTAGAATTATTTTCCCACTTTGCTAAGGTTGATTGGTCAATTCCTAAATCATCAGCCATTTTTTCTTGCGTGATTTTTTTGTGCTCTCTTAAAAATTTTACATTTTTATTAGTGTAATTTTTATTTTTCATAACTGCACACCTTTTTTATTTTTTTTCTTTGAATCTTAAATCTTTAAGCATTAAATCATCAATAGTAACATTAAAGTAATTTGCTATTCTTGCTAAATCAACTGCATCAGGTTCACGAATACCTTTTTCCCAATTACTGACAGCAGTAAATCTTTTATTGCAAATCTTGGCAATATCATCTTGAGTTTTATTGTTTAAAATTCTTAAATGTCTAATATTCGATGATAAAAAAATATCTTCTTTTTCCATTTTATCACTCCGATTTCAATATAAATATATCACTTAACTTTACATAATACAAGAAAAAACTTTCACAAAATGTGAAAGTTGTTGTTGACTTTCACAAAATGTGGAGTTATACTTTAGGTAAGTTAGGAGGTTAAAGAAAGTGAAAGCAAGTATTAGCGGCAAAGAAATATCTAATAATATTAGAGCTGAGAGAAACAGAGTAAAATTAACACAAGAGGAAGTTGCTAACAAATTAGGTATAACATCCAGAACATATTTAAAATACGAAGAAGATGCTAAAAATATAAAAGCAACAACTTTATATGCACTCTCTAAATTATTTATGTGCAATATAGGTGATTTTTATGTGTCTAATAACTCCACAAAATGTGAAAAGGGTTAAAAAGTACGACAATAGGAGGAGCAAAAATGAAATTTTATAATGCTGAAGATATACAAGAAATTACTGGATTAAAAAATACGGCTAGTTATGATTTAATTAAACAATTACAAAAATCATTGATAAAAGAATATCCAGGAACAATTGTATTAACCGCAAAAATTCAAAAGTGGTATTTTGATTTAAAAATGTTACCAGATAAAAGAGAGGAAAAAGAAAATGAAAAAGAAATTGAATGTTAAAAATTTAGTAATGTTAATAACTCATATTATAAGTTTAATTGTAATTATCTACGATTTAACTATTATTACAATTCATTTATCAAGTTCATGGACTTTATTTGGTTTTTTTACATTTTGCATAGCAGTTATTGCTGCAGAACTAACTTATGAATATTTTGCCAACAAAAAAAGAAAATAAAGGCAATATTTTCTTTAAAAATATTTTAACATATTTTGAAGAAAAAATAAATGAAACAAAAGAGGAAAAAATATGATTTCTAATTATTTAAAAAACTATTTCAAAGAAAATAAAATCTCTCATTATGAGATAGAAAGAAAAACCGGAATAAGTCAGTCTAAAGTTAATTTATCACTTAATGGCAAAAGAAAATTAACTGCAGAAGAATTAGTTAAAATAGCAATTATCTATAATATAGATTTAAACCAACTAAAAAAGTTAGATAACAATTAAATCATTACCTAACTTTTTCTAACAACTACAAAATGCACTTTCAATACATAATATAGCGAGTTTTAAACTAATTCAATTACTGCATTTTGTGCCCAACATTCAAAACTAGTTAAAAGAATATTCATTGAATGTTATTCACTCAGCATTAAGTGTTGAAAGCACTTAACTGTAATTGTCCAATGCTGTAAGAGTTTGCTTTCTCGACTATTTCCAAAAGAGAAAATAGGTCCTCATAGTGATTGGAGCATCTCAACAATTAGACAAGGAGTTAATTATTAAAGCTTTGATAATAAATCACTCCTTCCATAATTAACTTGGTAAATATTATAACAATTAGTAATTAGAAAATCAAATTTTTTTAATAAATGCGATAGGAGGTGAAAATTTGGCCATTTTTAGAAATGTTCATGTATCCTTCTGGGAAGATAATAAAGTGGTTGATGACTTTACGCCGAAAGATAAACTTTTCATGTTGTATCTATTGACTAATCCTCATACGAGTTTAACAGGTTGTTATGAAATATCATTAAAACAAATGTCAAATGAGTTAGGATATGATTTAGCTACAATAAAGAATTTATTAGGGCGAATGGAAGAATACCATAAAGTTATTTTATATTCAGAAACTACAAAAGAAATTTTAATAAAAAATTGGAGTAAGTATAATTGGACAAAGTCAGAGAAATTAAAAAAACCAATTATTAAAGAAATAGAAAATATAAAAGATGAAAAATTAAAAAAATATATGGTAGAGATAGGGTATAGATACGGTATCTTAAAAAAAGAATACCCTATGGATACAACTGATTCTATTTCTATTTCTGATTCTGATACTGATTATAATAAAATAATAGATTATTATAAAAAATATATAAATATAAATATTAACTCATCAAGTATAGAATTTGAAAAATTAAATTATTGGTTTGAATATTTCAAAGAAAATGCATTTGAAATTATTAAATATGCAATTGATATTTGTATTATGAATCAAGCAACTACAATGCCATATTTGGAAGGTATTTTAAGAAATTGGAAAAATGCAAATTATACAAGCTTAAATGAAATCAAAAAAGAAGAATCGAAAAAGGAGAATGTTTCTCCAGAAAAGTCTGAAGAGTTCCAGGAAATATTTGAATATAATTGGCTAGATAATAATGATTCAGGGGATTAGGGTAGAAAATTAGAAAGAAAGGTAATCAATGAAATTATTTTATAAAAAAGATTATCAGAGGGCTTTGGGAATAATTGAAGAAAAAGATGAAAAGATAGAAGAATTAGAAAAACAAATAAAAAAGAATGATTATAAATATTTTGAAAAGTATTGTGCCTATAAAACAAAGTACGATAACTTAGAAAAAGAAAACATAGAAAATCAAATTACTATGGTTAATCAGAATGAAAAAATTGCTAACTTAAAATCAAAATATCGAAAAGCAAATTGTGCAATTGGTGGTTGTAATACAAGTATTAGGTCATTAAAGAAAAAACTTGCTGCAGCAAATGAAACAATAAAATTAAAAGATTTAGAAATTGCAGATTTAAAAAGTTCAAGATATTTGAAAGTTAAAGTGGAACCAGATAAATCAAAAAGCAATCAAAAAATGCAAATATATTCTACTAGAACATCTAAAAATAGTGGAATTATAAAGAAAGTAAAAAATAATGAAGAGTAATAAATTGGGCATTTTAATTATTTTAATAATCTCAACAATTATTATTTTGGTTATTTCGATGATATTTGATTATATTAAACCAAGTGAAAAAAATTATGAATTTGCAGTAAGCGGCGAAATTTTCAAAAGTAAAAATTGTTATTTAGATGGTGATATTGCATACTGCGAATATGAAGAAAAAGTTATAAAAGTTGATAATTATTATGAGGAGGAGAAATAAATGAAAAAGAAGATAATTATAAGCATTTTATTAGGAACAATGTTATTGGGGGCAACTGGTTGTGATATTAACGAAGGAACTTCAAGTGATGTATCAAATACAATAAGTGTTGGATCCAAATTAGCAGAGAATCAACCAACACCAACAGATATTGATTATAGTTTAGAAAGATATAATTTAATTAAAAGAGCATATTGGGTAAATGGAATGAGAGATAAAGCAAGAAGTCTTGCGAGTCCGATTGCAGATATGCCACTAGGATATATTGTTCTTTTAACAGATAATGGTGGAGTTGTTGGGAAATTTATTGTTGATGGTAAAGTATCAAGTTTAAATAGTTATTTAACACCAGATAGTGAATATTATGAATGTGTTGGAAGTTATTGTGATACTCCAGGCGAAAATGATTGGCTACCAGATGTAGATGGAAGTTATGGAAACAATGATACAGGAATATTCTTTTTCACTACAGATGGCAAATATGTAGAATGGACAGGAACTTATCTATATAGCGATATTCCATTTGAAATAGATGATCCAATAGTAAAGGTAGGTAAATAATGAAAAGTAAAGGATTTACATTGATTGAATTATTGGCAGTAATAATTATTTTATCAATAATAGTTATTATGGTTGCTTCGGCAATTGGAGGGCTATAATATGAAACATTTTTTAGGTGGATTTGCCGCATTCATAATAGTTGGAATATTCGGGTTTGGCATATATACAACTTTCTTTCCTGGAGGAAGAGCTTTAATAAATTCATATGATAATATGATGAAAAAAGTAGATGATAAAACTGCATATGAAACTCGTAAACAGGTAGAAGATACGGCAAGAGCAAGCATTGCTTCTTATAAAACAGATAAAGCAACATATGAAATGTATAAAAATAGCGATAATGAAGAAAAACAATCTTGGGCAGAGCAAGCTAAAATGAGAGCGAATAAAACTGCAAGTGTTTTCAATGAATACATGTTAAAAAATAGTTATGTTTTTGAAGGAAATATTCCTAGTGACATAAATTATCAATTGGAATTATTACAATAATGTTCGATGAAATTAAAAATATCTTATACGATATTAGCAAATGTTGTCTAAAATTATATGTATCTCAAAATATTGAAATAAAAAATGAAATTAGAATTTTAAAATTTACAATAGTAAAAAGAGGAGTCGTTTATGATAATATCGTTTATCAATGTATTGTAAAAGAAAATGACTCAAAAAATAATTTAAAAAAAATAAAAAAAGATTTACTTGAAATAAAATTAAAAAGGAGAGTAGCTGATGGAATTATGGATAAGAAGTCAAGATAAAGATATATTAACATTAGCAGAGCATTTAGATATTTATAATGCTAGTGTAGAAGAACAATGTTGGATAATTGAAGAAAGCGGTACAGATTTAGGAACTTATACAACAAAAGAAAGAGCATTAGAAGTATTAGATGAAATACAAAAATTTTTAAAACCTAAAATTATCTACAATTGTAATGGTACAATAAATCAATTATATGATTATACAAAAGTTTATGAAATGCCACAGGAATAATAGGAGTTAAAATGAAGAATATAGGAAAAATAAGAAATTTGTTAGGTAATAGATATCATTTATCTGTTGAATATAATGGTATAAATTGTGAAAAAATCCATTGGGTATTATTTAAGAAATATGATAATTGTGATCCAATATATTGGAGTTCAGATAATAAGCCAATTATGAATAGCGATGATAATACTGAAGAAGAATTATATGAATTTGCAAAAAAACATAAAAAAATAGATGTTGAAAATATAAATAGACAAATAAGAACTATTTTAATTTATTTAATATTGTTATTGTCTTTAATAAATGTATTTTTCATAAATTCAAAAATTATAACAATAATAGTTTTAACTAGCGATGCAATATTTTTATTACTAATGATTATTGATTTTATTATATTTAATAAAAACTATAAAGTAGATATGTTGGAAATAACAGAAAATATAAAAAGATTTGAAAAATATTTAGAAAGTAATAAAAAGAAATAATGGAAGATTACATTTATAAACATTTAAAAAGATTTGGTAATACTATAATTACAGAAAATTTATATAATTCTTTGGGCGAAAAAAAGATATTAGATGACTTAAAAGAACATGGTTTTAATTGTGAAATTGTAATTTACGAAAATATTGATAGTGATTCAGTTGGTAGAAAAAATTATAAAGAAAAAGATATTATTGTCCAGGTTGTGGAAGGAAAATTCAAATGATTAAATGTGCTAGATTAGAATGCAAATATCGCTCTGATAAAACCGGTAATTGTCAATGTAAAAAAGTTGTTTTATCAAGTTGGAGTGTTAATACAGTAAATATGGGTAGGAAAGATTTTCTAGAATGTAAATCATTTGAAGAAAGTGAAGAATATACAAATTTAAAAAACAAAATGAAAGAATTAGGAATTATAGATAAAATATTAGTTGATTTAAAAGATAGAGATGGTGATAAATAATGAATTGTAGTACTTGTGGAGAGTATATAGAAGATAATTATTACAAGTGTTTAGATAATTATTTACAAGCAAAGTATTTTGAAAATGATGAAGAAAACATATTTTGTTCTGAAGAATGTTTTTGCAAGTATCTATCATTAGAACTTATTTGTGATGAGGAAGAAAATGAGTGAGAATATATAATGAAAAAACAAATTGAATATGCATTATATAAAGGTGATAAATTTATAGATATCGGTACAAAGGAATATTTAGCCAATAAGTTAGGAGTTCAACCTAGAACAATTCAATTTTATTCTTATCCATCTAATATTAAAAGAATTAGCAACAAAAAGAAAAAATATGCTGAAAGACATATAACAATAAAATTAGAAAATTAAGAAAAAGAAAATACTATCTTATATATTTATACTTAATTTTGATAATAGAAAGGTTGATATAGTGGCAAGAAGAGTAAAGACATTTGGCGGTCAAGAAGAAACTTTACCAATTAAGAATCCAAAGCAGATAGAAGCTTTATTGTCTTATTTCTTGATCAAAAGAGATAAAGCTAAAAGTGATATAAAAAAATATCAAGCTGACAGAAATTATATGTTATGCTTAGTTGGATTCAATACTGCATTTAGAGCAGAGGATTTACTGCAGTTAAGAAAAAAAGATTTAAATGGTTATGTTCATATTAAAGAGAATAAAACTGGTAAAATGCAAAATTTTAAAATGAATAATACTTTTTATCAAGAAGTTCTTGATTATTGTGATAGATGGGAAATAACAGATAATGAATATTTATTCATGGGCCAAAAAAAGTTTCAAACTTATAATGGCGAGAAATACCCAATCATTCTTCCCATCACGAGGCAGCAAGGACATAAAATTGTATCAAGAGCAGGCGATGCAATTGGAATAAATTATGTATTTGGTTTGCATAGCTTAAGGAAAACATTTGGATATCAATATATTAAAAATGGTGGTAAACCAGAAACACTAATGAAGATGTATAATCACGATGATTACGATTATACCAAAAGATATGTGCATTGGGGTATTGAAGATGCCGAGCAAGACCGAGAGGCAATGTATATAGGTTTAAAAAGAAACAAAATTGTAAGCAAAAAATAACGAAAATACGATAAAAGTTAAATCGGTAAATTTTTCTAAAAAAATAATGTTGAAAACTTTTAAAAAATCCCGAAAAATAAAGTGTTTAAAATTAAAATGTTGAAAACATAGAAAAATTTACAGTTTAAGTGATTATGTAATATTTTTTATAAGAGGTTTTAAGGAGGGTAAAAATTAAATTTAAAGATAAATGTGATCAATGTAATAACTTTGATTATTTAAAAAGTTTTAATAATAAATGTTTATGTTCTAACTGTTGGAAAGCATTAAATATTCAAAAAAATAAAAAGACAAAATATAAACAATTAACTATTTATGATGTTATGGAGGATAAAAGGAAAAATGACTGATGAAGAAATGTTAAATAAAATTATTAAAAAGAGTACTGAGAATGTTTTTGAAGTATTAAAAGCAAATGGCTTTGAAATAAAAGAAAAAAAGAGCATATTTCAAAGAACAGAGCAATTATTATATTTGATTCCGCAATTAAAAGAAGCAATCAATCATAATAAAAATAAAATTAAAGATTTGCAGCAATATGGAGTAGAGAAAAAAGGCGGAGCAGTTCATGTAGCTCCTACGACAACTCCAATTAAATTAGATGAGGAAGAAATAATCCAAAAAGAAATCAATAAATTGTTACAAAGAAATTATATTATAAATTCTCAGATAAAATGGGTTAATGGAATTTTGCAAACAATAAAAAATGATAAATTTTATGAAATAATAGAATTAAAATATTTTAAAAATAAAACTCAAGAAGAAATTGCAGAGTATTTTGAGTGTGATGAAAGAACTATTAGAAGAAATAAAAATAAAATAATTAACAATTTAAAAGCATTATTATTTCCAAATGATTCAATAGATGAACTTGGGAATTAGGAAAGAGTAGTTTTAATGAGTAATGGAGTTATTATAACAATTATTATTTGCGCGACAATTGTACTTTTAACACTAATTGGCAGCAAAATGAAATAATATAAAAAATAAAAATGTCCACTTTGTAGCCGAAAAGGTGTCCTGGACTATGCATTTTTTATATATTATAATTAGTACAATGAAATCAGTGTAAAATTAAAATTGATTTCAAAACCTCTTATGCATAGAATGCGTAAATTAGCCAAGTAAGATTCATAAATTGAATCTTATTTTTTTGTGGGTGATAGAATGGCGAAAGACTGGGCAAAAAAGTTTTATCAATCTAAACAATGGATTCAAGCAAGAGATTATATGATGCATAAATTTCATTATATTTGTCAGAAATGTAAAGAAAGACCTGCAGAAATAGTCCATCACAAAATATGGTTGAATCCATCAAATATCAATGATCCTGATATTACATTAGGTGAAAAGAATTTGTTACCTGTATGTAGAGAATGCCATGCTTTAATTCACGAAGGAGTAAGTGCTACGATAGAGGGATTGAGGTTCAATAGCAATGGGGAACTTGTAAAGGAGTAGTGTATGAAGATACGAATATGGACAATAGCAAACTACATTGATATTACTTTAAAAGAAGAAGTAGATAGACAGGAACTTATGAAAGCGATAGACAATGGAGATACATTATTATTAAAGACCATAGATGATACTGAGGTCTTTATTAACAATATAAATGTTGTGATGTTGGAAGTATTATATACTCCCCCTATTGAAGATAAATGATGACATATATAGAAACCGCGCAATGAACCTTTGAAAACCTCGGAACGGAAAAAATCGTACGAGGGGGGTTAGAGAGGAGAAGATATGGAGAATTTAGAAGAAAAAAGCAAGGAAACAAAAGAAAAAAAGACAAAAAAGAGCAATGCTTCAAATACTAAATCCAGGATAACAAAAGAATACAATAAACTCATAAAAGTTTTTATCAGTAATTCTCCAGAGAAAAAACATGTTATTCAGAAGTTAATAAAAAGAGCATCATTTTTATTAGTTCTAGCAGAAGATATGGAACGAAGTATCAATGATGAAGAATTACTTGTTGAAACAGTAAATGCTTCTCAATCGTTTACAAAGTCTAATCCACTTTTAAAAGATTACAGAGATACAGTAAAATCATATCAGACTGTGTTGAAACAATTATGTGACTTAGTAAAAAATGAAAGTTCAGGTCCAGTTGAACCTGATGAATTGGAAACTTTTATTAAATTGAAATGAATTATATTTTAACTTATTACAATTTAATTAAAAGTGGAAAAATAGAGGTATCAGAAAAAGTAAAAAAACAATACGAAAAAATTGTTTACGATTTAGAACACCCAGGAAAATATCATTTTGATATTGAGAAAGCAAATAGACCGATATTGTTTATAGAAAAATTCTGTAAGCATTCAAAAGGTATATGGGCAGGGCAACCAGTAATTTTAGATTTATGGCAAAAGGCGATTGTTCAAACAATTTTTGGATTTGTTGATGAAAAAGGATTAAGAAGATATCGTGAAGCCTTTATTGTTGTAGCTCGTAAAAATGGAAAATCAACATTGTTGTCGGCAATAGGATTATATATGTTATTTGCTGATGGTGAAGGGGGAGCTCAAGTTTGTTGTGTTGCCTCAAAAAAGGATCAAGCAAAAATTGTATTTGAAGAAGCTAAAAATATGGTTTCTCAAAGTGTATTATTGAAAAAACACATACGAAAGAGAAAATCTGATTTGTATGTTGATTTAACATTTAGTACATTTGAACCATTAGCAAGTGATTCAAATACATTAGATGGTTTGAATATGCATTGTGGAATCTTAGATGAAATCCACGCATGGAAAGATAGAAATATTTACGATGTTAGTAAACAATCAATGGGAGCAAGACAGCAACCATTATTAGTTGCTATATCAACTGCTGGGTTCATAAGAGAAAATATATATGATTCTCAGTATGAATTAGCAGCAGACATTTTAAATGGTATTAAGTCTGATGATAGATTTGTCAGCTTTATATATGAATTGGATTCAAGAAAAGAATGGATCAATTCAAAAAAATGGATTAAAGCAAATCCAGGATTAGGTACAATAAAAAGTTTAGATTATTTGAAAGAACAAGTTAAAAGAGCTAAAAATGATAAAAACTATTTGCCAACATTGTTAACTAAAGATTTTAATATTAGAGAAACTGGTGTTGGTTCTTGGTTAACATTTGAAACTATTGATAATAAAGAAACTTTTGATTTAAAAAATCTTAATGGTTGCTATGGAATCGGTGGAGTGGACCTTTCAAGTGTAGGTGATTTAACTTGCACATCTTGCCTAATAAAGAAAGATGAAAAATTATTCTTAACTCAAATGTATTTTATTCCAGAAGAGAGAGCAGAACAGCACGAGGCTGAAGATAAAGTGCCGTACAAGATTTGGAAAGAGCAAGGCTATATAAGATTTTGTGCAGGAAATATGGTTAATTTTTCTGATGTAACAGAATGGTTTAATGAACTTAGAGATAAATATAATATTTATACTTTATGGGTAGGATATGACCAATGGGGAGCAAATCAATGGGCAGAAGAAATGAAACAAAATGGTTATATTTTGGAACCAGTAATCCAAGGTGCAAAAACGATGAGTACTCCAATGAAAATGTTGGCTGCTGAATTAGAAGCCCATAAAATAAATTACAATAACAATCCAATTTTAAAATGGTGTTTAACTAACACGCAAATTGAGGTTGATAAAAATGACAATATTAGACCAATGAAGGGTAGAAATAATAAACAGAGAATAGATGGTTCTGTGTCATTTATAGATGCTTATGTTGTTTATCAAAGACATTATGACGATTATTTGAATATGTAGGAGGAGATTATGGGAATATTTAAAAGAACTAGAGAAAAAAGAGAAATCAGAAAAAGGAATGAAGTATTAACTAATACATTTAAATTACTTCAAGGATATAATCCAATTTATACTTCTTATGATGGCGGACTATATGAAATGGCATTGACTAGAACTTGTATTGACAAGATAGCAAATCAATGTAGTAAATTAACACCTATTATAAATGCTAATAAAAATTATAAAAGAATAAATACTATTTTGCAGAATAGACCTAATAGATTGATGACTACACAACAATTTATTTATAGACTTGTAACAATTCTACTTGTAGAAAATAATGCGTATATAGTACCGGTTTATGAAAATAAATATTCAGAAAATATAGTTGGTTATTATCCAGTAAGAGGTAATGGTTCAAGAATAGTAGTTGTAGATAATGTAGAATATTTGATATATAAAATACAAAATGAAGAATTTTCAATTGAATATGATAGAGTAGGACATTGTAAAAGACATTATTATACTAAAGAATATGTTGGCGAAGATAATTATGCTCTAAAATCTACAATGGATTTAATAGATACCCAAGAGCAAGGAATAAAAGAAGGTATTAAGAGTGGTGCGATGATTAGATTTCTTGCTAGATTATCCGTTGTTCAAAATGATGCAAGTATAGCCAAAGAACAGAAGAGATTAAAAGATGAACAATTATCAATGGAAAATAACGGAGGCATACTTATTTTTGATAATAAATATGCTGATGTTTCACAAGTTGATAGTAAGCCATTTATTGTAGATAAAGAACAAATGGATTTGATAAAGCAAAATGTTTTTGATTACTTCCATTTAAGCGAAGAAATATTACAAAATAAAGCATCAGAAGATCAATGGAATTTATTTTATGAAGATGTAATAGAACCAATCGCGATTCAAATTAGTCAAGTTTTAACTAATATGATAATAAAACCGGTTGATATTGAAAAAGGATTAAATGTAGTTTTAGAAAGTAATAAACTACAATTTATAAGTAATTCAACTAAACTAAATGTATCTCAACAATTATTTGATAGAGGTATTTTATATGTCAATCAGGTTATGGATATATGGAATTTGCCTCATGTACCTGAAGAAGAAAATAAAAGATATATTAGAAAAGAATATACAGAAGTTAATAAATTAGATGAGGAGGTAGGAACTAATGAAACAAGCAAAACCGGAGATAGTGGAAAAACCGAATGATAATGTTGAAAAAATTAAAGTTAAAGATATTCATACAAAACATTATTTAGATAATTTAAAAAAGACAACTTATAAGGATAAAAAAGTTGTTTTTATTTTGCCTAATGGGAAGGAGTACTAAAATGAAATCTAATAAAGAAATTAGAATGCTTGCTGAAAATTTTAGAGCTATTGAAGACGATTCATCAAAAATGATTATTGAAGGATATGCAGTTGTTTTTAATACACCTGCAACACATGGCTTCACAGAAATTATAGATAGTCATGCATTTGATAAATGCGATATGAATGATGTGCCATTAAAGTACAATCATGAAGATAGCCATTTAATATTAGCTAGAACTAGGAACCATTCATTAGAGTTATCAGTTGATGAAAAAGGATTAAAAGTTAGAGCTGATTTAATTGATACAACATCAAATAAAGACATTTATAAATCAATTCAAGCAGGTTTAATAGATAAAATGAGTTTTGCGTTTACAGTATCCGAAGAAAATTGGGATTTAGATACTGATACAAGAACGATTAAAGGTATCGACAGATTGTTTGATGTAAGTGTGGTGGATACTCCATTTTATGAAACAACTGAGATATATGCTCGTGCTCTTTCTTCACTGGAGAGTGAGAAAAAGAAGTTGGATAACTTAAAAGAGCAAAGAAAAAAACGCGAGTTAAGGCGTAAAACATTAGCATTAAAACTAGAGTTAGAAAAAATGAAGGAGGAAAAATAGAATGACTTTAGAAGAAATTAAAAAACAGCTTCAAGAAATTCTTGATAAATTAAATTCTGAAGAAGATTTAACTGAGGAAGAAATCACAGAATTAGAAGCAAAAGCTGAGAAATTAGAAGAAGAAAAGAAATCTTTAATATCTAAAGCTGAAAAGAGAAGTGCAACTCTTGAAAAAGTAAAAAAAGGCATAATTGGAACAGAAGTAGAAAAAGTAGATGAAAGAAAGGGAGAATCAAAAATGGATCCAAAAGAATATAGAAGTGCTTATTTTAAAACATTGTTAGGAAAAGAACTAACAGATGCAGAAAAAAGAGCATTTACTATTGAAAATGCTGAAGGAGCTATTCCTGAAGATACAGCAGAAGAAATTATTAAAAAAATAACAAAATTAGCACCAGTGCTAGATGAAATAACTTTATTACATGCTAAAGGAAGCATTAAGTTTGCCGTTGAAGGTGTTAAAACTGATGGAGTTATTCATAAAGAAAATAACACAATTACACCAGATGCAGATACTTTAGTAACTGTTTCATTAGCAGGTTATGAAGTAACTAAACTAATTCAAGTTTCAAAATCTGTAGAATCAATGAGTATTGCAGCATTCGAAACTTGGTTAATTGATATGATTGCAGAAATGCTTGCTGCTAAACTAGAAGATTTAGTATTTAATGGTACTGGAACAGGTGAAGCAAAAGGTGTTTTAGCTGAATCATATATAGCTGGAACAAATATGATTGAAGTTGGAGCTTCTGCAAACTTATCTGCAAATAATGTTAGAGAATTAATCGCATTATTACCAGCAGGATATGATGCAAATGCTAAATTTGCTATGAACAAGAAAACATTATTCAATCAATTTATGGGATTACAAGATAGCGCAAAACATGATCTTGTAAAAGTTGAAGGTAATAAATATTTTATTTATGGTTACCCAGTATTAGTAACATCTAAAATTGCTGATAATGTAGCAGTATTAGGTGATTTCAAGAAATACGTTGGTAACTTAAGTGAAGATGTTAATGTTACTAAAGACTTTGATGTTAGAACAAATAGTAACCTATATTTAGGAAGCTGTGTGTTTGATGGTAAAGTAGCATTAACTGAAGCATTTGTTAAATTAGGCAAAGCTTCAGCTTAATAGAATTGGAGGTAAAAGGCAATGCTAAACAAAGTAAAACTGGCATTAAGAATTAGTAATGATGCCTATGATGGCGAAATTACTGATTTGATAAATGCTTGTAAAAAGGAATTAGAATTGGCAGGCATTGCCTCTTCTAATCTTAACGAAAATGATGCTATAATTTCCCGTACTATAATGTGTTATTGTAAAGCATATTTCGGTTTTGACAATACCGAAGCTGATAGGTACATTAAATCCTTTGAATCTTTAAAATCTTTCTTATGTCTAAATTACAAAGAACCTATTTCTCAAAATATTGAAATAGATTCTGATGAAAGTGTGGCATAATGTATTTTAAGAATATTGGGTATTTAATGAAAGAAACTCAAACTTTAGACTCAATGAAAAGACCGAAGGTATCATATACTGAAAGTCTTTTTTATTGTAATGAAAAAAGTATTGGGCAAAGCGAATTTTACCAATCAGCCAGTGTGGGATTTAAACCAGAAATAAAACTTGAAGCTAGACTAATTGATTTAACTAATGTTACTCATATTAAATACAATGGATTAATTTATAAAATCTTAAGGACTTTTAAGAAAGAAGATATTGTTGAATTAGTTTTAACTTCAACAATAATTGAAAATAAATAATGGAATCGCGAGTTGAATTTGTTGATACTTCTAAAGAATGTATTGATATGATGAAAAAGTTGTCTAAAGATGCTCTGAAAACTGGAGGAAAAATTGTTACTGATGTTTTAAAAGAAAAAATGCCAGTAAAAAGAGGTTATTTAAAAAAATCAATTAGAGCTTGGGCAAAAATTGATTTCAAAACCGGTCAGCCATATTTAGAAGTTGGTTATTTGAATCGTTCACAAATGAGAAAAAAGTATGGAATCAAATACTTTGTTAATCCTACTTGGTTCGAATTTGGAGTAAAGCCCCATCAAATTATGACTAAGCAATTAGCTGAAGGTGGAAAACTTACATACGAATTGCATGATCATAGTAGAGAATATGGATATTTGGTGCAACACCCAGGAATGGGAAATAAAAACTTTTTAAGAAATACGGCTTATGAAAATGTCAATGAAATATCAAATGCTATTCAGACAAAACTTAAAGATTTAGAAAATTATGTCATAACTCAAGGAATGAGTATTGATTTAGGAGGAGATGAAGAAATTGATTAAGATTTTTTTAGAAAAAATAATGGAACAATTAAATACTATAATGACTGTCTATTATGAAGAAGCGCCAAAGAATACAAAATTTCCTTATGGTGTAGTTCCTACATTATCAATAACGGACCTTGATTATGGTTATCAATGTGTATTTGATGTAGAACTATATGTAAATGAATTATCGGAGTCAAATGTTGAAAAACTTTGTGATGACTTACGAAATGGTATGAAAAATTATAGTTATCGAGATAATGAAGTTGGTTTTCATGTTAATTTTGAAAGTCAATTTTTAACTAAACAAAATGAACAGGACCTTATCTATAGAAGGGTTACATTCATTGCAAGAATATTTTAAAAGGAGAGTGAAAATATGAGTTTAGTAAATCTATCTACTAATGATATCAAGAAGATCCAAATTGATGAAGGGATAGTAGTTATAAATTATGGTGAAGAAAAAGAGAAGGTTTTAGGCCCAACTCGTGGTGGCGCTGAATTTGTAGCAACTCCATCAATTAGAGATATAGAATTTGATGGTCGCAAAGGGAAAAGTAAAGGATTACAAGTAAAAGATGGTGAAGATGTATCTTTAAAAATATCTACTTTATGTTGTTCTTTAGAAAACTTAAAATTAGCAATCCCAGGAGCGACGATAGATACATCAAATAGTAAAATTGCGCCTGGTAAATTTGGTGTAATTGATGCTAGCAGTTATTTAACTAATGTTGCAGTAATTACTAAAATGTTAGATGGTACATTTACTATTTTAACAGTAACTAATCCAATGCATGAAGGAGCATTAACTTATAAAGGTGTATCAAAAAGTGAAAATGAACATAGTTTAGAGTTCTTAGGACATTATGATCCTACAAATGCTTCTGAAGAATGTATTTGGGAAATTACTACATCAGAAACAAACCCTATAGCATCATAAATTTGAGAGTATTAGTGCTCTCTTTTCTTATGGTTATCAATAAAGTTAATAATTGTAAGAAAAGAGAGCCAAGAGAAAGGAAAATAAAAATGGAAAATTTAAAATTAACACCAAAAATATTAAGCAAAATATCAATGACAATAAGCAAAATGGGTATATCATCATTGATTTTAGAAATAAATGTAGAAAGCGGAGATGAAGAAAAAGACAAAGAAATGGTTGTAAAAAAACTCTTAGCGTTAGTTATAGATAACTTATATAAAGCTGAAGAAGAAATTGTAAGTTTAATTTCTGAAATTAAAGAAATTAGCATTGAAGAAGCCGCTAAAGAAGATGTTATCCCAATAATAAAAGATTTATTAAATAATGAAAAACTAAAAAGTTTTTTAAAATTGTCGTAGGATTAGGAACTCCGGCAATTCTACGAATTTTTTATAAGTATTACGGAGGAATTGAGTATTTCTATGACAAAGATTGGGAATTGATGGTTGATTGTTTGGAATATGCCGTTAATAAAGAAAATGAAATACCAAGATTAATAGATTTGATTTTTAAAAGGTTATCAAGCAACGATAAATCTTTTTCTAATTTTAATAAAAAAATGAGAAGTGCTGAAGAAATACTTAAAGATTATGGTTTGAGTTAGGAGGTGGACCTATGGCAAGTATTTTTAGTTTATACGGAAATATTTTTGTAGATAATGAAAAAGCCAATAAATCTATAGATGAAACAACAAAAAAAGGAAAAGATAGCAGTAAATCTTTCACAGAGTCATTTACAAATGTTACAAAAAAAGCGATGGCAATAGGTACTGCAGTAGTAGGAGCAACAACTGCAGTTGTTGGCAGTGTAACAGCAATGGCTACACAAGTAGCTGATACTGCTGGTTCAATAGATGATAGCGCGAAAAAAGTTGGCATGTCAGCAGAAGAATACCAAAAATGGGTTTATGCTGCAAAACTTGGAGGAATGGAAGCTTCAACTTTAGAAAAAGCAATGATAAAACAACAAAAAGCATTTTCTGATGCTAAAGAAGGCAGTGCCTCTTTATCAGAAGCTTATAAAAGATTAGGAATAGATATTCAAAGTATTGGTTCTAGCGATGAAGCATTTACCGAAGTAATAAATTCTTTAGCAGATATGGAAGATGAAACAACACGAAATGCTTTAGCAAATGACATATTTGGTAAATCTTATGCTGAATTAGCGCCATTACTTGCTGAAGGCAGCGAAGGGATTGAAAAGTTAAGAAATGAAGCTGTTGAATTAGGCGGTGTAATGTCTAACGAATCCGTAGAAGCTGGTGCAAGTTTTGGTGATCAATTAGATAAAATAAAAACTGCCGCTTCAGGTTTATTTAATAATCTTGTAGGAAGTCTATTACCAGTATTAAGTAATTTTATGCAGATAATATTAGATAATATGCCAGTAATTCAAACAATGGTAAATAGTTTAGCACCAATTCTAATAAATACATTGCAACTTATATTACCTATATTTATTCAATTGTGTGAAACACTATTACCAATTATATTAGATATATTGATTCAGTTGTTACCTCCTATGATGCAGATAATAGAACAATTATTGCCTATATTTACAGATTTACTGGGAATTATACTTCCACCATTGATACAAATAATTCAACAATTACTACCGGCTGTAATGCCTATTATTCAAGCATTATTACCTCTAATAACTCCATTATTAGAAATGTTATCTTGGGCAATTGAAAATGTTTTAATGCCTGTGATAAATGTATTAAGTAGCATAGCAGAAGTTATTAGTAAAGTATTAGTTGGCGCACTGAAAGCATTATCTCCTGTATTAGATGGTGTCAAGAAAATATTTGAAAAAGTATTTGGAGGAATTTTTAATGTTGTTAAAGCACCTATCAATTTTGTTATTGATGGTATAAATACATTTATCAAAGCTTTAAATAAAATAAAGATTCCTGATTGGGTGCCGGCAGTTGGTGGTAAAGGAATAAATATTCCATTAATAAAAAAACTTCGTGTAGGTATGGAAAATGTACCTTATGATGAAATGCCTGCATTACTCCACAAAGGAGAAGCAGTTTTAACTGCAGATGAAGCTAAAGAATATAGAAAAGAAGACAAAACTTCTGAAGAAATTAAAACAACAAATTATTATAATACAATAAATATTGATAAGGTTGAAGTAAGAGAAGATAATGATATTAAAAGAATAGCTGAAGAATTATATTACTTGCAACAAAAAAGAGAGGTGTAATTTATGGAACATTTTACATTTAATGATGTTACAAGTGAATCATTAGATATTATTGTAAAGGAAATGCCTTTAGTGCCACGATCAGAAAAAAATATTGAAAGTATAAATATAAATGGTCGTAATGGTGCATTGCATATCGATAATAAAAATTATCTTTCAAAAGATTATACTATAAAATGTGTTTCAAAAAATAAAGAATTTATTGATAAAATTTGTAGTACATATATTGGTACTCATAAATTAACTTTATCAAAATATCCAGGTAGGTACTGGAATGCAACAATTAAAAACCAGATTGACTTTGCGACTTATTTAAATTATTTAAATGAATTTCCACTACAATTTGAATTAGAACCTATTGCGTATTCACTTGAGGAAAAAATAGTATCTTTAAGTTCATCAGATACAATAACTTTAAATGGCACAGCGGATATATTCCCAATAGTTACTATAATTGGTACAGGTATTATTACAATTAACGGATATTCTGTTTCAATTCTTGAAAGCGGAATAACTATTGATTGTGATTTGATGCAATGTTTTTTAAATGATATTTCAAAAAATGAAATGGTTGAATTAACAGAATTTCCAAAATTAACTCCTGGATTAAATGAAATTGTTTTAGGAGAAGGAATAACAAATGTTGAAATAAGATATAGAGAGGGGTGGTTGTAATGCTAACATTATATAGTAGCACAGCCACCTCTTTTTCTAATTTAGGAAAAGGTGTTTTAAAAGATTTTAAAAGCGATCCTATCATCACTGAAGAATTGAATGGAGCTTATACATTAGAATTTGATTACGCTAAAGATGGATACTTAGCTGAAGAAATTGTTGAAGGTGCTATTGTAAAAGCAAAAGGGCAGCCGTTTAGAATATGGAATATCAAAAAAGATATGAATAAAATTACTATATTGGCAAAACATTTATTTTTTGATTTAAGTACAAATTTTTTAGAAGATGTTGCACCTACCGATTTAAATGCTCAAAGTGCGTTAGCATGGATATTATCGAGAACACAACATGCTAATAATTTTGTTGTAAATGGAGATTGCACTGATTTGTTTTCAGCAAGATATGTTAGAAAAAATGTAACTGATGCAATTTACAATGAAGATAACGCTATTTTAAAAAGATTTGGTGGAGAGTTAGAATTTGATAAATATTCAATCTTTGTTCATCAAAGAAGAGGAAGCAACACAAATTTTTCTATACGGTATAGAAAAAATTTGAATGGTATTGAATTTAATTTAGATTTTTCTACGATAGCCACCAGAATAATGCCTCAAGGTAATAACGAATTGTTATTAGATGAAAAGTATATTGATAGCCCCAAAATAAATAATTATTTCACACCCTTTTATCAAAAAATTGAATTTAGTGATATTGGTGTTGATGATAATACAACTGAAGAAGTTGCTAAAGAATTATTAAGACAGGAAGTAAATAAACTATATGAGTCTGGCATAGATGTTCCAACAATATCAATTAAAGTTGATTTTGTTGAATTGTCAAAATGTGAAGAATATAAACAATTTTCAAATTTAGAATTTTGTTCTTTAGGAGATACTGTCAAAGCAATTGTTCCAGAATTAAATTTAAATTTAGAAACTAGAATAGTTAAAACTACTTATAATTGTAATTTAGAAAGATATATAACATTAGAATTAGGTTCAATAGTGCCAGATTTTGTATCCAATAAAATAAAATCTGAAAATGATATTATGAATTCTATTTCTAAAGTAAACCCATCATCAATATTATCTCAAGCTCAGCAAAATGCTGAAAATTTAATAAATCATCCATTTAAAGGTAACATTTTTATAGACGAAGAAACAGGAACGCTTTATTTAATGGACACTAATGATCCTGATACAGCAGTAAATGTATGGAAATGGTCTTTAGGTGGTTTAGGTTTCAGTTCTACAGGTATAAATGGAACATATATTGCAGCAATTACTCAAGATGGGTCCATTGTTGCTGATTTAATAACAACAGGTAAATTATCAACAAATGTAATTGATGGATACGGAGAATTAGTTATAAATGTTAATTCTAATACGACAAGTATAAATAATAACTATCAAAAAATGTTATTGGAATTAGAAAACAAAGCAACTGTTGAAAATTTAAATGAAATGTCATCAAATGTAGAAACATTGCAAAATAATATTTCTGAAACTGACCAAATTTTAGAAGATATCCAAGTTAATGGTGTAAATAAGGTTAATACAGGGACTGGTTATACCTTTGATGAAGAAGGGCTAAAAGTAAATAAAGATGGAGCCCCAACGGGAGGAGTTTTTAATGATGCAGGTATGGAAATAGTTGATAAATTAACTGCAGCATTAACAACATTATTTTATTCTGGTTATGTTGATGATGAAATGGCTACAAAAGTAGATGCATTAACAAAATATTTAGGTCAAACAGTTACATATAGTAATAGTTTAATATTTCAAAAATATTTATCTTCTATGAATATGAGATTAGAAGATATAGAACATGATATTTTTGGAAAAGGTTTAGGATTCTTTACGATTGGAAGTGATGAATAATGTTATATGTAAAATTAAATATACAGAGATTTGCGAGTGGAACAATACCACTTAGTATTTATACAGGATCATATAATGTAACATTTCAAGGTAAAATGGAATGGTATAGTAATTCTAATGGTAGTGCAGCAAATTCTTCTGAATTAACAGCAAATTTGTATGCAAGAAAACAAAATTCAAGTAGCGCAACTACAGGTAAATCTTGGAGTGGTAGTATTATTGCTACCGATACAACAACTGGAGCAAGCTACGGAGCAAATATAGACCAATCTGTTAGTAGAAGTATAAAAAACGATTGGGTATTGTTAGCAACATTAACAGCAACAATACCACATAACGCAGATGGAACAAAATCGATTGAATTGTATGGTTCAGTTACTGGACCATCCGGAACAAGTCTATCTAGTGCTACATCAAATGGTAGTGCAGTTGTATCATTAGATACTATACCTAGAAAAACGAGTATAGGAAATCATAGTGGAACAATAGGTTCTGCTATGAATCTTTCATTTAGTCCAGCATCATCAAGTTTTAAACATACATTAACTTATAGTTTTGGTGGTGCATCAGGTACAATATTAAGTAATTCAAGTTCAACATCTACAAGTTGGACTCCACCTACAAGTTTATATGCTCAGATTCCAAATGGCACATATGGAACAGGTACATTAACTTTATATACTTATTCTTCAGATGGAACACATATTGGAACATCTACATCGACTATAACTTTGTATGCTAATCAATCTAGTTGTGCTCCAGTAGCTACAGGAACAAATAGTTTAGTAGATATCAATAGCACTACTAAAGCTTTAACTGGGAATGAAAATATTTTAGTTAAAGGATATTCAACTGGTAAAGTTACTTTTAATGCACAAATTAAAAATTATGCATCAATTAAGTCTTTAACTTTAAATGGAAATTCAATAAGTTATTCTTCTTCAGTTAGTGATGGAACAACTACAATAAGTGCTTCAGTGCAAATTAACAATATTTCATCTCAATCTGTTACATTAGTTTTAACAGATTCTAGGGGTTATTCATTAACAAAGACAATAAGTGCTTCAGATTTTAAAAATTATGTTCCATTAACAATCAATGCTGATTTTAAAAGAGTAACTCCAACAGGTGGGCATGTTAAATTAATCGCTAATGGTAATTACTACAATGGATCATTCGGTTCGGTTGCAAACGCATTAACATTATCTTGGGCTGTTAAATTAAAAAAGGATAGTTCCTATACAACCGGTGTAACTGACATAACACCAACTATTAGTGGTAATTCATATTCATTAGATGTAGAAATAACTAATCCTTTACAAGATGATGGATTATTTGATTATTTGAAAGAATATGATTTCATAATATATTATCAAGATAAATTGATATCAACAAATGTAACTGATAACATCACTAAAGGGCAAGGGGATTTGGAAATATATAATGGTGCGATTCTGATGGCCGGAACCGTACTTTTTTATGATGATGAGAAGTTCACACAAAATAGTGATGAAAGTTTCAGTAAAAAATAGAAAGGTAGGAAAAAATGAAGAAAACTATTGACACGTTCATTTCGCATATCGTATCCTTAAACGAAACGAAACGAAACGAAACGAAACGAAACGAAACGAAACGAAACGAACAAACGAACGGAACACTATGCAAGAAATGGGGTGGAACATTACTTATGTTCTAACCTCAATGATGAAAGGGGTGAAAGATATTTAATATCTTCGCCTCTTAGAGGTGTTCTATGATTCAATTAAATAATAAATTAGTAACAAAATTTTATGTTCTAGATGTAAATATTACTAATCAACAGACTTACCAAAATGATATATTAAAAAATGCTAAAGTTGTAATAGTGAACTGGACAACAGGTGGTTGGGCAATTCATACTATACATTTATATAGTGGATATACATTGAATACATATAATGGCAGCCATGTAGGCGCTATTTATAATAGTGCTTTAGGTACTTTGAAATATCAATATGCGAGTGATTCAAGTATATTTACAATAGATAAAATTTTGGTTATGAAATAATCATAGAAAAACATAAGTAAAAAACTTATGGGAGTAAAAATAAATAAAAGTGTCTTGGAATCATATGTTCCTTTATATAATTGGCGCAGTTATTCAGAAAGTTTTAGTGTTCAAATAGAAGAATTTAAAACTTGGGTTATTAATGAATGTCCTGCAGATTTGACTATGGTTAACTGTGGATTTAATGGTGCTCATTATGTTGCGATAGTAGAAAAAGGTAGTACAAAATATTTATCTTTTATATTATTTAATTATAGTCAATCATTAATATATATATTAGATAACGGAAGTTGGATAGATCCAATAGTATTAAAGGATAATTATGTTACTACAAAATATTTAGGTCAAAATCCAGATATTGATGCAATGAGGTGGGAAAGTGGAGTATATGGATTATATAGTTGCAGTCAAGCTCCGGATTCTGGAATAGGAATACTTGAAGTATTAAGATATACAGGTGACTGGGTAATTCAAAGATTCACAAAAGTAGGAGCAACTCCTAAAATGTGGGAAAGAGCTTTTCATAGTGGTACAACTTGGGGAGCATGGATTCAAAGATGGTAAAATAAAGATATTAAATATCAAAATAAATGATAAAAATAATAAAAAAAGTATTGACTCAAATAAATAGCAATCGTATGCTTATACATACATACATACATACATACATACATACGATTGGTATGTCAAAAATTATATTGGAAGGGGGTATTGTTATTTATTAACAATATCTCCTTTATATTTGGATTGCGAGGTGGCAAGTATTTAATTGCTACCGGTGATATTCAATGATTGTTTTAAATAATCAATTTTCAAATATAGCAGAGAGCGGTGAAAATTATATTAAATTTTCTGATGGGACATTAATTTGTTATGGCTATATTTCTATACCATCAGGTTCAGCTTCAACAACAATAACTTTGCCCTGTTCATTTGCGAATGATTGGGAATATTTTGTGAATATAACAAATCAATACTCTTATTCAAATGATTGCACTTGGTCAACTTCTTCGCTTTATAAAAACACTTTTAAAGCATATGTGACAGCAATTAAAACTTCAAATGTTGAAAGGAATGCTTCTTGGATGGCGATAGGAAAATGGAAATAAATATTGAATATTAGCAATTAAATATAAAATATGGCGATAAGAATTAATAAATCGTTATTAATGGGAGTTATTATAGAAAAAGGCGAGAATGAAAATGGTTATTATGTAAAATATGATAATGGTTATATGGAATGTTGGAATACAATAAAAACTTCTGCCCAAAATACAGAGTTTCATTATCAATATGATTTTTGGACATTTCCAATACCTTTTTCTAAAATTTCAGAAATAACAGCAACTCCTAAAAACTGGACAACTTTAGCTCACACAATAAAAACTTGGTGTGAGTCATTAGCTGGTTGTTATATTATGCAACATGCAATAGATCCATTGACAGGTTTGTTTCATGATAGAGTTAATGACGCAGTAGTAGTAGTTGCTAAAGGATTTTGGAAATAAGTTAATAAATAATAAAAAAATAAAATGATTAGATTAAATGAAAATTTAATAAAAGAAGATAGATTTAATTGTAACAATTTTAGTGATTTTTATTCGTTATGGGAAGGATTAGTAGCAAATCGAAACAAAATTTGTCGTGGTGAGATAGGTGATGCTCATAGTACAAATTTAAAAAGTCTACTAGGAAATCCCAATATGGGTAATTACACAAATTGTATTTTTGAACTACTAACCGAACTGGATTCTGAAGGAGTTATAAGAATTACTGCTTATGCTCCTTGGGTTGGTGGTATAAAAGTGGCATATTTAACAATTGTAAATCCATACGATGTTAAATATACAGGTTGGTTAAATGTTTATTAAAAAGATAAATAGAAAGGGAAGAAATGAAGATAATTGAAAAATTAAAAAATTATTGGTGGTTATTAACTATAATATTTACAATAATTGGTGGCATTTGGAGTATGTCTTGGAATTTTATGAAACAAAATGAAGAATTACTCGATACACTCAAAACCACTCAGCAAATGGCTTTAAAATCGGTTATATGGAATGAACATATACCACTCGATGAAAGAGCTAGTGCATGTGATGTGTATATTGCTGCTGGTTATAATTCCTTTACTAAAAAGGAATGTGAAATTATTTTGGAAGAAGGTGCTGAAGAAGGCACTTTTTTTAATTTAGGAAGGAGTAATTAAAATGAATGAAACAATAATTCTTGCAATAGGTGCTATCGCAATATTAGTGATAATTATGCTTGTTTTAAAGTTGTGTAGCAAATTTAGAACTAGAATATATAAATTATTCATTAAAGCAGAAAAAGTCGCTCAGAGCGGCAAAAAAATGGATTATGTAATAGATAACATATATTCATATTTGCCAAGTATAGCAAAAGTATTTATTAATGAAACAGCTTTAAGATGGATAGTACAAAGAATGTTTAATGTTGTTAAAGATTTTCTTAATGATGGAAAATTTAATGGAAATGGAGAGTAAATATGATTAAAGAATATAAATATAATGATCAAACAAAAATCACAGCGCATTTTAGAGCAAGCGAATTTGATTGTAAATGTGGAAAAAAACATAATACTATTATAGATACAGATTTAGTTGAGTTATTAGAAAAATTAAGAACGAGATTAAATGCTAAATCAGGAAATCCTTATAGTGGCTATAGATGTCCTACACATGATAAAATTGTTGGTGGAAGCGGAAGTGGTCCTCATACTGACGGATTCGGTGTAGATATTTATTTTGTAGGGCAAGATGGAAAAAGAATACCCAGTAGCAAGGTAGCACTAGCATTGGAAGATATGGGGCACAAATACGGAATAGGATATCGCTGTGGTGGCAGTAAAGATTCAACCGGTAATACTCATGTTGATACTAAAAAAAGAAAATGGTATGGTGATGAAAGCAAATCAATGAATAAGTCATGTTGTTCATCATATTATGATTATTTTGGAATTTCAAAGATTACTACTTATACAGGAACTTTTCCAACATTGCCAAGTAGAGGATACTTCAAAAAAGGCGACAAAGGAACTCAAGTTAAAAATTTGCAAAAATTCTTAAATTGGGCTTTGAATTTAAAATTAGATGTTGATGGTATAATCGGAAATAAAACTATTAGCGCTATTAAACAATTTCAAAAAACTACTGGAATTAAAATTGATGGCTTATTTGGTAAAGATAGTCTAGTTAAAGCTAAAGTATATAAAAAATAAATTAAGGTTAGTCGATTTTGATTAACCTTCTTTTTTATTGGAAAATTACTCTAAAATTACTCCGGAATACACAAAAACAGAGTAAAAACAAGAGTAATTTTATAAAAATCGAATTAAAAAGACCTTATTTTAAGGAATTTTGACTTTAATTTGATGCCCACATCCTCCACCAATTGACATTTAACTCCGTATTTACGGAGTTTTTTTGTTGCTTATTTTTTAATTACATAGCATTTACCTATCATTCTCCTTATTGATTTGCAGAATAAACAGAAAATAAATATCACATACTATAAAAGACATTTTATATTTAATTGACATTGTATAAAATAAATAATATTGATGAAATTTCAAATGCGTAGTATTATTTAAATGAAGGTAGTGAGAATAATGGCAAACAAGAAAAATGTTACAAAAAAAACAAATTATAAAGCAACTAATGGAAAATCTAATTCGAAGAAGGGAAATATTACTAGAAACACTATAATAATGAAGATATTAATATTTCTAGGCGTAGTAATATTATGTGGTATAATTATTTACTTAATGAATTACTTTTTTGTTGAAAAAAGTTATATTAAAATAAACATGTCTACAGATAAGAAGTTAGAATATGTAATGTTAAACGGAAAAGAAGAATTAGTTACAACGCAAAAATATGTTAGTGATTTATCTTATTCAATGAGATACGATGTTGATAATTTTATGGTTTTTAAATATAAATCACAAGATATCTATAAATATTTAACTGACGAAAAAATATTAATCATAGTTGAAGAAACAATGCTTCCAACTACATGTTCATCTGGTTCATTAGATATGGAATATAATAATTGTTATGTAAAAATTGATAATTATACTGAAGAACATTTTATTTCAACAAATGGTAGAACATATCGTTTAACAGTTAAAACTCCAAATAATACTACTTTAGATAAAAAATTAGAAGATAAAATTAATTATATGTTAAGTTCTTTTGAAATAAAATTATAAAATAGCTTCGGCTATTTTTTTTATGATATAATATCTTTGGAGATGATATTATGAAAATAAATTGCTTTAGCGTAACTTTTTGGTTTAATATTTTTGATAAACATTCAGATATGTTGAATTTATTACAAGAAGAAATGAAAGATGAATATAGCAAATTTAATATTTTTAATTATACTGATAATTTAGTTGCTCCTATTATAACTGCAATAAACAACAAAAAAATGACTAATATATCTTTTAGTCAAATTAATTTTCAATATAACATGGATAAAGTAAGTTTAGATGATTTTGATATTTTCCAAGAAAAAGTTTTAAAATTATTCGATATTTTAATAGAAAACGATATAGAAGTGGCTCATAGTGCTATTTTTGTTAATGGAGAAATTATTGATGATGAGGCGTTAAAAACAATTACTCAAAATACAATAAAATCAGAAATCTGTGATGATGACTTGGTAGATTTAACGTTAAAAGTCGGAAAGAAACATGAAGATTTATTTTATAAAATAATAACAATTTTAAATAAAAAACAAATTAAATTGCCACAAAAGATTGATAAAAATGGCAAAATAGTACCAATACCTTTAATTTCTTGGAATGGTGCTTTAGTTGAAAATGAAATAATTGATATATCATATGAAATAAATGATAAATATTTATTCGATTTCACCAAAAATTATAAAACAACAGAATTTCATATAAATAAAATGTTGTACATTTTGAAAGAAGATATGCAAAATGATATTGTTTCCATCCTAAAAAATGGTAACTTCTAATAATTAATTTTTAAGATTTGTTTAAAAAATATGTATTTATGATTTAGATAAATCTTTTTTTCTTGGAAATTGATTGCAGTGATTTTCCCGTTAACACTTAAAATTTTACCAGCTAAATAATATTCTATAGTAACATTTACTTGCAGTGTATAAGCATCTTTTATTTTTTCTCCAATTAAATATAATTGATCTTCTGAAAGAGAAGGAAATGCCAATTTATTTCTTTCACTTTTTATTTCATTTAAAATATTTGCTTGTGAAATGCAAGAATTAAAAGGTTGCCATTTAATTATACCTCTATCTATCAT